CATGGCCGTAAAGTTATTCTCTGCGGCGACTTCACCGAGTTCAGCATAAAACACCATCCCAACGTCACAATATGGGCAAGCAGCGATATTCGCACCGCCCTTCGCGCCATCACGGAGGCCAGCCATGCCGCTGATTGATCTGTTCCCAGAATACGGTGTCCGAGAACTTGCCCGCCTTACGGGTCTGTCGCATGGGACAATCAGCCGGGTGAAGCGTGGCCTTGCTGCGGATAGGCAGACCATGCAGACGTTATATAGCGTGACCGGAAAATGCCTGTGCTGCGATGGCATAGCGAACCTGTCTCCCACCGTCCAGCCCGAGCCTGCCCCCGCGCTGGAGGCCGATATTGATGATCGCCTGCACAACGCGTTGATGAATTATCTGCATCTGCACCAAGCGGCCTACGATGTTTGGCGCTGGTTTGAGGTGTCACGGCCTGACTTGATAGGCCCTCGCGCTGAAGCTCTGCGTGACGCAGTAAATGGTCCTCGCCCATACGGTTCTTTCGCGGAGGCCCCTACGCCCGGCGACAAGCTGGCCGATGCGCTGGCGCTGGTGGGGGCAGCTGTTTCTGTATGGGAAGGGCTTGTTGGGGAGTATGGGTATCGGAAAGCGCAGGTCAATTTCGGCGCTTTGGAAGACGCCCTCGCCAAGCTGAAAGGGGGTGCGTGATGGATACCTTTCTAGAGCCAGTACGCCGCGCCCGCGCTTTAATCAGGTCCGAGCCTGTCTGGGTCCGCGACTATTTCAAAAACGCATTGCGCGTTGATGCACCTTCTGACGGAGCAAAACCTGTGCCAGACCCAATCGACTTGATCAACGCAATGATGGCGGAGCGCGGTCTTTCCCGCCGTGACCTGTTGCCCGTATTCGGTCAACGCAGCCATGCCAGTGAAGTGCTTTCTCGCCGCAGGAAGTTGAGCCTGCCAATGATCCGAGCGCTTGTCGCCCATTACGGATTGCCCGCTGACCGGATGATCCAAGATTACCAATTGCTGAAAGGGGATGCGTGATGGACGCAATTGAACCATCAAACTACGAGCAAGCCGGATGGTCTGATCTGACCTACGAATATGTGCAAGCAATCCTCATCGCCCTCGACGCAGAGAAGGCGCGGGCGGATGCGGCAGAGGTGGAACGGGATGAAGCCCGTGCTACCAATCAATCGCTGCACCGCCGCGTCCAGCGGGCCGAATCTCCCAACATTTCGGCCATCGCAAAAGCTGAGGCATACAAGCAGAAGGGGTGGGATAGTTGGAGCGCCGAGTTTGATCGGGTGATGGGCGCTCATCATGAAATGCGGACGGTTTACGAGATTGTTGCCCCCCTCATGGGTTTGCCCTTTGGCACCTATCACTCGGTGATGGATGCCGCTAAGAACTACTACCCAGAGCATATCTATCACGTCTCATGGATGAACCGACTTGTCGGAGCGATACTGGCCAGGCCCATCGTGGGCGGCAAGTCGGTGGGTCCGTTTGTCGTCAAGGACGTGGTGCGCGACTGTGTTGCTCGTCTGACAGCCCGCGCGGATGCGGCAGATGCCGCGCTGAAGACGGCGCGGGATGCGCTGGCGGATGCCGTGGATGTTCTTGCGCTTGCAGAAAATCCAGCTTGGCCCGACCCGAAATATCACAACGAGGTGAAATCGCTGGGGCTGCGAATTGGATTTGGCGCACTCATGGCAACTGCATCTGCGGGCTGGCGCGAATACTTGGCGGATCAAGGATACCCCACAGGTGGAGAGCATGTCGCGGGACCATGCCTTGGCACGGTAAAGGCAACACTGGCCAGAATGCGCGCCGTCTTGGCCGCGCTGGACGCGAAGGGAGAGCCGAAATGACCCATCCCCTCGAAGTTGTCGAAGCCGTGGCGCGGGCGCTTGTCTACGATTTGGACAGTCTCCCAGATGCGGCGAAAAAGAGGGCGCTCTCAGAAGCCACCGCCCTCCTCGACCAGATCGCCCCGCTGCTGACCGCCGTGAAGGTGAAGCCGCTGGTTTTCAATCCTGTAATCACTAGGGGCAGTATGTCTTTCGCGGAGGCCGTGGGCGGTGGTTACCATCTGTCCATCTGGAAAGGTGAGCATCGCGTATGGGCCACGGGCCATGCTGAAATTGGTATATTTATGACGCCCGAAGCCGCCAAAGCTGCCGCGCAAGCCGACTACGAAGCCCGCATCCTTGCCGCCGTGGAAGCCGTGCCAGTCGCACAGGCCGTCGAAGCCGAGCGCATCGCCTGCACCGAGGAACTGCAGCTGGCCGTTGCTGCGGCAAGGGCGGAGGAGCGGGTTAAGACGCTGGAAGCGGTGAAAGACGCTATACAGTGCTTGGCAAATCCTGCCGACATTCCGGGCGGTTGCGTTATCCCTGACACGTTCGATGAAGGGACAAGCGCCGCGTTTGAAGCGGTTGGCGATATGCTGCGGGAAGCTACCGCCATCCGCAAGCAGGAGGGGGTGTGATCCACCTCCTCGCCATCCCCGCAATTCTCATCCCCCTCCTCATCATCCTCCTCGCCATCCGCGACATGAAAGGACCACCAGAATGACTCCCACCATCATCCTCGCAATCATCCTTGGGCTCATCGCCGCCGTCATGAAGGGAACAAAGAAATGACTCTCGCCCAGCGCCTCCGCGCCGCATGGGCTGAGGAGACGCGGCTGGCGGTGGAGGCAGCACGGGCGGAGGAACGGGAACGGGCGGCGAAGGTGGCGGATAGCTTCCACGCCGAAGCGGTAGAGTGGGCAAAGACCGTTGGGTGGCTTGATAAGCTGATAGATGAAACGGATAGCTCCCGCATCGCCGCCGCCATCCGCAAGCAAGAACCCTGACCGCCCAAAACAAAAGCGGCGCGTCGTATTTGACGCGCCGCCCCTGACCGACAATGACCCCAAACCGACAAGCAGGAGACACGAAGTGAATACCATTAACTTGCCCGGAAAGCAAGACGCTTGGATCCAGACCTACACGGGCGGCGTCTTCCATCCGTTCAATCCGCAGCCCGAAGAGGTTCACATTCTGGACATCGCACACGCGCTGGCCAACACTTGCCGGTACGGCGGCCACACGCTGCGGTTCTATTCGGTGGCCGAGCACTGCGCGCTTCTGGCGGCCTACTTCTTCGCGAACAACGACACGTCCGCTGCGCGCCTGGCGCTTCTGCACGACGCGGCCGAGGCATATGTCATGGACGTGCCGAGCCCGATCAAGCCGTACATCGGCGGCTATGCGACGCTGGAGGCAAACATCGAAGTCGCGGTGCTGGAGCGGTTCGGCATGTTCTTCACGCCGCCGTCCGTCTTCGAACGCGTGACCGCCGCCGATCGGGCGATCCTGCACAACGAGAAAACGGTTCTCATGGCGCCATGCGATAAACCGTGGAACCTGCCCGGCCAACCGCTCGATTTGCCGGTCGAAGTGGCGGGGTTGCTGCCGGATGGCGCGAAGGGAATTTTCCTGTCCATGTTCAAGAGCCTTTTCCCGGAGCACGCAGCGGAGTAGGGTGAAAAGTCTGGCCTAGATGTATGATTTGACGACCGACAAAGGCAGACCGAATGAACCCCTTCAAGAAACTGGCCGCACTCGGCTACACCGATCTGGTGCCGATCATACCGCCCAACGCGGAGATCAGCCCGAACTCCACCCTGTACAAGCGCGTCGGAACACACCAGGACGGCCGGGGCAAGACCCCCGGCATCCGCTTCCCGAGCGGCAAATGGGGTTCCTTCGACTGGATCAACCACGTCGCAGACGAACGTGATTTCGAGCGCTGGCACGCGATGGGCGCCGGCGTCGGCATCAAGACGGGCAAGGTGCTGCTCATCGACGCCGACACGATGCACCCCGACCTTGCCGCGATCATCCGGCCGATCGTCGACGGCGATGGCCATGCCCCCGTCAGGACCGGGCAAGCGCCAAAGCAGGGCTACGTCTTCCGCACCGATGGCGACGTGCCGTATCAGCGCGTCGACTTCGGTGAACCCAATGCCAAGGGCATCCCCGAGCGCGTGGAGGTCCTGTCGCATGGCCGGCAGTTCGTCGCTCTCGGCGTCCACCCGAAGACAGGCAAGCCCTACGCGTGGGACCGGCCGCTCCCCCCATTTGATCAACTCCCTCTCTTGCCGCACGATCAGGTCGGCCCCCTTCTGGAGCGGCTGCGCCAAGCGCTCCCCGCGGCACGCCCGATCGTCAAAGAGGGCGCTGCGTCCGACGTCGATCAGCAAACCCTACGGGGCGACCCGGCACTGATCCGCAAAGCTGTCGCCGCGACGCCCAACACATCAGACCACTTCCCGACACGGGAAAGCTATCTGGCGATGGGCTACGCGATCAAAGCGGCGGTCCCTGACGAGCGCGAGGCGTTCGACATCTTCAGCGAGTGGTGCGACCGTTGGCCAAGCGGGAACGACCCCGACATCGTGGCCGCTGACTGGTGCCGCATGAAGCCCCCGTACAAGCGCGGCGCGTCGTGGCTGTTCGACCAAGCTGACGCCCTGTCAAACGGCGATTTCACCCAAGCCGAGGTCTGGTTCGAGGAACTTCAAACCCAAGAGGAAAGCCCCTTTGCGGCTGCGGAGGCGATCGAGGCGAAGTCAGACGCGCTCTACCCCCTGCTCAAACTGTCCGATGTGATCAACAGGCCCCCGCCGTCTTTCCTGATCGACCGGCACGTACCGGACGTCTCGGTCGGGTTTCTGTACTCGACGCCCGGTGCAGGCAAATCGTTCCTCGCCATCGACATGGCCCTCGCCATCGCCCACGGGTTGCCGGATTGGCACGGCGACAAGATCAACGCCAAGCCGAACGCGGACGTCCTATACATCGCGTCCGAAGGATCCTTCGACATGGGCAACCGGGCGAAAGCCTGGCACAAGCGCCGGGGCATTGGCCAGTTCACAGATCGCTTTCTGATTATCGAGAAGTCCATCGAGTTCATGCGGCCCGACGACATCGAGAAGCTGCTGCGCACGGTGCGCGCTGCGGGCGTAAAGCCTGCCCTCGTGGTGGTCGACACCGTATCGCGCGCCATGCCGGGCGCGGACGAAAACTTGCAGAAGGACATGACGCTCTTCGTCAAAGCCTGCGACCGCGTCCGGGACGAGTTCCAGTGCGCCGTCATGGGCGTCCACCACGCCGGCAAGTCTGGCGACATGCGGGGCTCGACGGTCCTGCTCGGGGCGGGCGATTTCGTATTCAAGCTGGAGCGCAAGAAGGGCGCGTCGATCGGCACGCTGACTTGCGAAAAGCAGAAGGCCGCAGAGGATGGGTGGTCGGAGCCCTATCGGTTCGACGTCGTCGGGCTTGGCGATGGCCAGTCCTCGCTCGTGGCAGAGCGCGAAGTGGTGGGGTTCGGCCCCGGTGTCGCACTGACTCCAGCGGTGGCCGACGAGGTCTTGGGGGCAATGCGGGCGGCGTGGGAAAGCGGTCGGCCTTGGTCAAAGGCGGCGCAGAGCGGGGACCGCCGCGCGGTGAAACACATGGTGGAAGAGTTCGGTTTCAAGGGCGACGAGGCCGAAGATTTGCTGCGGGTTTGGGAAGGTTCGGGCCTGATCTGCGTGGCGGTGCGGGACAGCGACAAGAAAATAAAGGGCTACAAAGTGGTGGGTGGGGCTGGACAAGATGTCCTGAACGACGGTGTTTTCGGCTAGAAAGTTGTACGGAAGTTGTACGGAAGTTGTACGGAAGTTCACGGAAGTTCCCGAGAGTGGTCTTGTAAGTCATTGATTTCATTGATTACGGAAGTTCGGCACGGAAGTCTACGGAAGTACGGAAGTTGGGGGCTAAGTCATTGATTTCTTATACGGAGGTTAAATTTACGGAAGTACGGAAGTTCGGCCCCCCTACGGGGGGAGGTGGCGACTTCCGCCGCCCCTGCATCCGCCACCTCCCGCTTGGGGAAGTGGGCTCGATGGGCGAAGACAGGGGCCAACAAATAGCAAATTGTAACACACCCATTTTCCTGTCGCGAAAAGATTAAGCCCAAGGAAATCCCGGTGCCCCTGTCGCGAAAAAATTAAGCCCAAGGAAATCCCGGCGTCCCTGTCGCGAAAAGATTAAGCCCAAGGAAATCTTGGCGGGGGCCAATGCAACGGGCGCACAGGCCGGCGCGCGGGCGGCGCGGGCGGTCAGGTCCGAGGGCGCTAGGCGGTCAGGTCCGATGGCGATAGGCGGTCAGGTCCGATGGCGATAGGCGGTCAGGTCCGATGGCGATAGGCGGTCGGGTCCGATGGCGATAGGCGGTCAGGTCCGATGGCGATAGGCAGCGCGCCAGAGCGCGCCAGGAAGGGCCAGAGAGGCGCGGGATAGGGTAGGGTATAGGCAAGGGGTGACTTGCCCCTCTGGCGGCCCTAAAAACCGGGTCAGGCGCAAAAGGAAAGGCGCCCACTAGGGGCGCCTCTCAAAGCGGCGGATGATTTGCACTCGGATCCAGCCCAGAATTATGGGCGGGGTGGCAAACAGGGCGACAAGAAAACCCAGGGCGATAGCGATGAAAATCATTGTTGCCTCTTGAGAAATGACGCCACGTCCTGCCCGAACAAGCCGGTGTGCACCGGATGGTTAGGATCTCCGATGTCGCGCTGCCGCGGCGGGATCCGGGTAAGCATATCATCCGCCTCTTTCATAGCCTGCTTTGCCAGTCGGCGCCACGCTGGATCCGCTTCGCTTGGCCAAGGCTGGTATTTGCCGGTCATGCTGCACCGCCTTCCCAGGCGCCAAGGGGTGTATCACGGAAAGGCCGGTTTTGCGCGCGCAATGCGGCAAGCCATTGCGCCATAGTTTTGACGCTGCGCTTTTGTCGCTCTTGGATCCAGTCCCATAGGTTAGCCATGCGCGCCAAGTCGGGCCCGGCGTTGTCCCAGATCCATCTATCCGGCGCGCCATTGCAGATGGCGTCTTCCATCAAACTGTATTCTGCCCATTGATCCCAGGTCGAACCCTGTTCAATCTCGGCATAGACCCCCAGCAAGGTCCCTATTTGGTTATGATCCCAAGTCGACAACGGGCCCCAGGTTCGCCAGTCCCGGTCATACCACGATATGAACCCGTCACGCGAAGTGAAGCGCGCGCGGCAAGCCTTGTCCATATCCGCCTTCGACACGCCGCGCCAGATCCGCGCCAAGTCAGACCGCGTCAATTCGACAAAGATCCGGTCAGTCTCGAAATTGTATTCACGCGGCGACGTCGTGCTTTCGAATTTTCCGTCCAGCGAAAGCCGGGCCAGAAAACTTGCGGCATAGTCGGCCGCATAGGCGCGATAGACGCCGGAAAAATCCACTGCGTCTTGAGCCTTCTGTACCAGGCAATCCGGCGCGGATTTTGTCCCGGTGTCCCGATCGGTGAACATTTGTTCAAATGCCCTATCCACTTCCTCGGAGTGAATAGAGCAATAGAACCCGCCGAACGGAATAGTTGACAGAAAAGTGTCGTCCTTGGCCACAGTGCTTTCCTTCCTTGTTTGATTGTCCAGTAATACGGCCGCGCGTTGACGGCCGCATTGGTTGACAATCAATCCGCAAGCTCTTCCGGCTCTTCCGGCTCTTCCCAAGCGTCAATCAATTCAGACAGTGCGGCGTCGATGCGCGCGCGAATTTCGCCATATGCAAGGGTAGTCGCCAAAGAGCCAAACGTGACGTCTTCCGGTAGGCCGGCATCCTGTAAAAACTCTTCCCCTTGCGCAATGTCGCAAGAGGCACAAAGCCGGATTGCCTTGTAAGTGTAGATCACCCACTGGTGGCCGGCGGCCGCCTCATGCGCGCGGTCTGACATATCGCCCCGGTAGTCTTCCGGGTTTTCTGCGGGTTTGCCTTCCATAAATTCTGCGTAAATGTCGGCCGCGAGTTGCGCGCATTCTGCGTCAAGCTCGTGATCGTCAATTTGAAAGTCTGACATTTTGGGGGATCCTCTTAGGTTTGTTGGATTGTGTAGGACGTCAAGACAGACAGTCTAGGCGCGCAATTTCGGCCGATCGGCCAAGTTCTTGCGCGCGTCTTGAACTGCGATACGTACCATGTCGGAGAAGTAAGACCCGCACTTTCCGGCGGTACTCATCCGCGCTTCGTATATCCGCCGCGCAGGGCGATAGGTCACGCGTTCAATTTGCAATGTCCAAAGGTGTCGCGGTACGCCTTGCCAGCGTTCACAAGGCGCGCCTCAAGGTCGGTCAAGGCAGCGACGGCCGCGCGATAGGCGGCCTGTACAGGTTCAGGCGCGGCCGCTAGGCAATCGTTAAACCTAGTGTCTTGAGTAGCCGCGAAAGAGTAGACGCGATCGCTTGTCGCGAAGACTAGCATTTGCGCGTTATGGTGCTGGGTCTTGTCGGCTTTGGTTGCTTTGGGCATGACAACTTTCCTTGCGTCAGAGTTTGCTAACCGCGCGCCACACGTCAGACCAATTCGGGCCGGTGCACTCGGGGGCGTTCTTGGGGGCGTCCCTCATGTCGCGGTCAAGGCGCGCGGCCGACTGTTCGATTTCGTGGTAGTAAGCGCGGCCTTGAAAAACGTCTTCCGCAGCGCGCCAGAGGCGTTTGGCGCGCGACGCGTACAGTGTGCGGGACATGACGTCTTGATTGCGGCTCAAGTGATAGCAGCGCGCAATTTCCGCTTGGATTTGGTCTCGGGTGTGGGTGACGCTGGCGAACATGTTAGGCGGTCCTTTTTTGGTGTGGTCAAACGGCGGTTGACGCCGCGGCGGCCGCCTTCAGTGCGCGAAGTGCGGCGGTCAGCTTAACGCGGCCGTCAGTATCGCGCGGCGCGGCGTCACGCGCGTCATAGTAGCTTTTCCACGCTTGCGTGGGGCAATGGATGCCAGAAGCGGAAACAAGATCAGCGGCGGCGCGGCGGTTGCGCGCGGCTGCGATAAGGTCAAGCGGGTCCATTTTGTTTGTCCTTTGTTCGGGGGAGGGGGGGGGGGGGGAGGGGGGGGGAGGGGCTTTCGCCCCTTCCATTAGTCGCGAGGGTAACCGTAAATGCCTTCCCATACCGCATAGACGCAGCCGATCCAGAGAGGGGAGGTAAACACTGCGATTGCCACGAGTTCCATTTTGTTTGTCCTTTGTTTGTCGGTGTCTGTAGTCACTTCATACAGGTGTGTTACACCCGTTGCAAGCGGATTTTGTCGGGTTTGTATGATGATTTTGCGCGACCTTCGTACAGTTGCACATATATAGATTTAAGCATATGTTAGCGTTATGCCGGGCAGGACATAACGTCCTGACCTTACACTGTAAGAAGGATCAGCGTTATGCCGCGAAAATCTGGACGCTTAACGCCGATTGAGCGTACCGTTGCCGCGGTGTATGCGGAAACAGGCTCACAAGGCTTCGCGGCACATAAGGCCGGAATAACTCAGCCCGGCGCCAGCATGGCGCTTTCGCGGCCGGCCGTCAGAGAGGAAGTGCTGCGGATCCAGATGGAAAGGCTAGTCGGGGAAGGTGTCCCGGCCGCCCTAAACTGTTTGCTGGAGATAACAGGCAATCCGAAAGCGCCGGCGGGGGCCAGAGTACAGGCGGCCAAGGTATTGATGGATAAGGCCGGGTTCGGCATATCCGATGCAATGCAAGGCAAGGAACCACATGAGATGTCACCGGGGGAATTGGCGGAAGCAATCGCCAAGCTGGAGGCAATGGCGGCCGCAAAAGCAACGCCAGTCGGTCCAGGTCCTGACGTTTTCGACTGACTTGTGCGCAATGCGCGCGCAACCTAACCGCCTAACCTATTGATAAGGCGCAACTGTCTACTGTCTAGGTTAGACAGTTAGGCGGCCCGGCCGCGCCCTGCCCCCGCGCGCGCCGGCCGGGCCGCCGCACCCCCGGCCCCCAGTCCGCCCGCTTCGGCGGAAACTGCATCGGACGCCCGGAGAAATTTGCGCCCCGCCGATACTTCGGGACGCCGTGTCCTCCGACGTCCAGCCCTATCTCTGACGCGGCGCCGTGTCCTCCGACGTCCAGCCGTATCGTCGTTAAGCCGCATCGCCGCAGCGCCGCACCGGCCCGACCAGTCGCCCCGCGCTCAGACCCGTCTCGCTTGCTTTCTGTATGATTTGTAGGCATATTTGCCGCGTCGTATCAGACAGGGACAAGCCCATGCCAGCCCCAACGTCACCGGAAGAGGCCGCGCGTCGGCGCAAAGCCATCGCTGCGGCCAAAGCATCGGGCGTCAAGAACCCCTACACCATCGCCGCCGAAGCCTTGGGCGTGAGCCGCAACACGCTCTTTCAGTGGGACCGGAATTACACACCGCAGGACGTGGCCATCGAGGCGGCGAAGACGGCGGTCAGGACCGCGCTTTCGCCGGCCTTGGTGTGGGCCAAGACCAAGCCCGACGAGGATGGCAACAGTTTCTCGGTGCTTCTGAAGCCGCAGGCGACGGAGGGGCCGGATCTCGTGGAGATGATGGCCGAGGCGTTCGCCGACATTCCGGTCGCGCCGGGCCATGCAATCGGTGACGTTCCATCGCGAGGACGGTCTGGTGCAGCGGAATTACGACCCGGTGACGCGCTTAGGTCAAGTTTGAACGCTTGATTGTTCCGGTTTCAAGCCTTTTGCCTTGACGGAAGTGGGGTTGTTTTTTGTCTGAAATGTCTGGTATAGTCGGCCAACATTTACTTTGGGGGCCGACATGGCGATTTCACCCGTTACCCTTGCGCTCACCGGCACCTACGTCTGTTTGAACTCCGCTTCTGCGGCTTCTGGTTCGGTGTCGGTGTACCCGATCGACGGGGACATCTGGCTTCAGTGGGGCGCTACGACGACGCTTCCGACGAATGACGCCGGGGCCATCCCGCTCGGGCCGGCTGGCCAAGGCGCGGCAGTGATCAATCAGACTTTGGCCGCGTTGTGGCCGGGCGCTGCGTCTCCTGCGTATCTGTTCGCCCGGACGAAGAGCGGCGTCGGCGGCAACGTGGCGGTGTCCTGTGCTTAATGGATTGCGCGCACTGAACGGCCTGTCAGGGCTGCGATCTAGAAGCGGAAGCCAAGTTCGTTCCGTAGACATTTCTGGCGCAGAACTTGTCACGAACGGCAAGTTTCCGACCGATCTGACCGGATGGACTGATGGCAGTTCGGCGGGCGGGGCTATCTCGTGGGTCGCTGGTAAGATGCGGGCCACAAATACCACCGGAACAGCTAGAGGCCAGCAGTCCGTCGCTGTCACAAGTGGGCAGCGGTATGCTTTCTTTGCCCAAAATACCGGAACCGTGGCAGGCTCTGTTGCGCTCAGCAGTAGCGGCTTTGGGGCGTCCGAATATCTGAACTTTGCTACAAACGGCGCAATCGCTGCACAGGCGGGGGTGACGGAATTCACGGCGACGACTGCAACAACATTTATTCAACTTGGGCAAGGTGTTGTCGGATCGTCAAACTGGGATAACGTTTCGCTGCGGAAGCTGACTCCTACTGTATTTTCTACGGGCCGCGTGTTTTCTGACGATTTCAGTGTCAAGCCTGATGGGCCACTTGATACTACGCCGGACGGCCTGCTTTGGAGAAATATGGCACCTCAGAATGGAGTGCATGTCTATCCCTACATTGCCAGCGGTAAGTTGGCAGTCACTGCATCGGGGGATGCGTCTGGCACGACTGCATCATATCCCTATCTCAATTTTGGTACGGGGAAAGTCGCGTCAATCTACTGCGATATTCAATGGCCTGCATCTGGATCAATCGCCATGATTTCAGTGCAGCCGACAGGTACTCTTCTGACCGTCTCCAACATTACCACAAATTCTTTGCATATCGTCTTCACTGATACGAAGGTGGATATAACAACCTACGTTTCCAGCGCCGCTACAACTGAAAGCGTAAATTACGGCGCAGCTTGCGTTTTGGATGGCCGTACATATGCGAATGTTGGATGGTCATTGAACGGCAGCACCTTAGTCATTCGCCTGCCGGATGGCACGTCTATCACGCGGACGGACAGTAAGTTTTCTCAGGTGCAAGGCTCATGCGGTGTTGTCGAACACTTTTACCAGACGGCAACGCCTGGCCCTGTGACGGTCAGTAAAGTATCAATGGGGTTGGGCTGATCGGCGTGAATAGCTGGCTCGTCCCCTGCATCATCCTCGGCGCTGCGGTGTGGGCCGTGGCGTTGTGGCACGTAGTTTAAGCGAAAGGACGCTCCGATGGACCCGCAGAACCTCTTCAATATCGCAGCGGGTGTCGCGCTGGCGGTCGTCGGATGGCTGGCCCGCGAACTGTGGAGCGCCGTGAAGGCTCTTCGGACGGACTTGCAAAAGTTGGAAGTGTCGCTGCCCACCAGCTACGTCGCCAAGGCCGATTTCAAGGACGCTTTGGACAAAATCGAAGCCGGCCTTGACCGGATTTACGCGAAATTGGACGGAAAGGCCGACAAGTGACCTACTCCCTCGGACCACGCAGCCGCGCCAATCTGATCGGAGCCCACCCGGACCTGATCCGCATTGTGGAAGGGGCCATCGTCCTGTCCACGGTCGATTTCGGCGTCACAGGCAAGGCCGTGCGGACGCCGGAAGAGCAGCACGCGCTGTTCTTGAAGGGCGTCACGCAGAAGGACGGCTACAAGAGCAAGTCCAACCACCAGCCGCACGAAGACGGCTTCGGTCACGCGGTGGATTTGACGCCGTTCGTGGACGGCAAACCGATCGTAACGGAAGCCGCGTGGGGCCTATACCCGGCCGTCGCGTCGGCCATGAGCCAGTCCGCCAAAGCCCTCGGGCTGGCCAACCGGCTGACGTGGGGCTGCAACTGGTTTGAGACGATGGACCGCTATGGCAGCGCCCCGTCCGACATGCAGGACGCGCTCAATCGGTACAAACGGAAACACCCAGGCCCCGATTTTGTCGACGGGCCGCACTTCCAACTGTCTTGAAAGGACACAACCATGAGTGCTGAAGAAATCGGCGGCGTCGTCCGCACCATCGCGGCCGCAGGCTTTGGCGTGCTGGTCGGCAAAGGCATCATTGACGCGGCCACCGCGACGGCCCTCGGCGGGGCAGTCGGCACCATCGCGATTGCGATCTGGTCCGTCTGGTCCAAGCGCCGCGCCGCCTGATGTGGGCGGTAGTTCTTGCCATCTTGCGGGCTATCGGGGGCGTCCTGATAGCCCGGCAAGGGCGGCAAGCGGCAGAACTGCGCGACCTGAAACAAGCGGAGCAAATTCATGTGGACGCTGCGGCCTCTCGCAAGCCTATCGCTGATCCTGATACCGTCTTGCGCGCCAGTGGGCGGCTACGCGACTAGCGCCGTTTGCGCGGAACTGCGCGCCGATCTGCCGTCGTGGTCGTCGCACGACACCGCGCAATCGCGCGCAGAAGGGGCGCGGTTTGTGACCACGTTCTCCGCGATTTGCGGGTAGGAGAACACTTTGCCTGATATGCGCCGCGTCAACCCGAAGACCGGGCTCCGCTACGGTTTCGAAGCCGAGCAAGCGGCGAAGAAGGCTGCCGAGCCCTCGGACGCGGACATCGGCAAGGCCCTGACGCTGATGAAGCGCCAGCAGAAGATCCACGCCGCGCGGGATCATTTGCTGGACTTCACTGAGTTCACGATGCCCGACCCGGCGCACCCGAATGACGCGACGAAGTCGTCTTACGAAGCGGCGCAGTTCCATCGGGAAGTGGCCGCGGCGCTGGAGGCCGTAGAACGCGGCGAAATCCAACAGTTGATTTTTGCGATGCCCCCTCGCCACGGTAAAACCCAACTCGCCACGAAGAGTTTTGCCGCCTGGATGAGCGGCCGGCACCCGACGTGGAATTTGGCCATTGCCTCGTACTCAGACACGATGGCCGAGGACATGGGCGCCGACACGCGGTCGATATTGACCTCCGCGCAATTCAAGCAAGTCTTCTCCGGGTATTCGCTGCGGCGTGGCGGCTCGGCCAAGGCCAACATCCAAACCGCAGCCGGGGGCCGTTTGGTGTTCGTCGGTCGCGGCGGGGCGCTGACGGGTCGGGGTGCAGATTGCCTACTCATCGACGATTTGTACAAGGACCACGAAGAGGCCCGGTCGCAGACGATCCGGGATCAAGCGTGGAACTGGTTCACGAAAGTCGCGATGACGCGCCGGATGGGCCGGAAGCTGGTGATCATCACTATGACGCGCTGGCACTCCGACGACATCATCGGCCGGATCACTGACCCGGAGAACCCTTGCTACAACGCCATCGAGGCGAAGAAGTGGAAGATCATCCGGCTCCCGGCTATCGCCGAGGAAGAGGATCCGCTCGGCCGCGCCGAGGGCGAGGTTCTGTGGCCGGAACGCTTTGACCTGGACTTCATGCAGTCGCAGCAGCGCCTTGACCCGCTCGGCTTCGCGGCCCTGTACCAACAGCGGCCAACGGTGGCTGATGGCGTGCTGTTTCGCCGCGAGAACCTTCAGTTCTACAAAATGTCCGATCTGCCCGAGGATCTGCGGATTTACTGCGCGTCGGACCACGCTGTCGCAACTGGCCAGCGGAATGACTACACGGTCTTGCTGAAGGTCGGCATAGACCGGCAAAACAACATCTGGCTCTTGGACTGCTTCCGCGCCAAGGTCCCGACCGATCAGGCCGTGGAGGCGATGCTGGCGATGGCTGGCGGCAAGCAGCGGCCTTTGCTCTGGTGGGCGGAACGCGGCCACATCTCCAAGTCCATCGGGCCGTTTCTGCGCAAGCGGATGGACGAGACGGGCACCTACATCAACCTCGTCGAAGTGACGCCGGTTGGCGATAAGGAACAGCGCGCGCAATCTATCGCAGCGCGCGTCGCAATGGGCAAAGTCTACCTGCCGAGCGAAAAGCCGTGGACTGAAAAGATCGTCAGCGAGTTGCTGGCCTTCCCGAACGGAATACACGATGACGCGGTGGACGCTTTGGCGTATATTGGCCTTGGATTGCAAAGCCAATTCGGCCCCGGCCGGGATCGGGCGAAGGAAGAAAAGGCCAAGCGCCCCGAATACGGGACGCTGGCTTGGGTGAAACTGGCCGATAAATGGGCCGAGCAAGAGCGTGCCCGCAAGGCCGCAGGGGGCTTTTGATGTCTGATTTGACGGGCGACAACACAATGCAGATTGACAGCAACGACAGCCCGTCGTTGTCTGTCACGGGGACCGAGCAAACCGCGCCCGACGCGACGCCGCAGGAAATCAACCTCGTCAAGCAGATCATCCAGACGATCAAGGCCGACAAGCGGCACCATAAGATCGCCTTCGACCGTATGCGCCACGACATGCAGATCGCGACGTGGGGTGCTGACAAGACTTGGATCAAAGAGAACTACGTCGCCAATATCGCGGGCCGCCATATCCGGCAGAAGACCGCCGCGCTCTACGCGAAGAACCCGAAAGTCTCCGCGCGGCGCCGGGAGCAGATTGACTTCGCTATTTGGGACGAAAACCCGCAATCGCTCATGATCGCCATGCAGACCGTCATGGCGGGGCAAGCCGCCGTGCAAGCCGCCGCCACGACGCCCGCGCCGATGCCTGCCGACCCTATGGCAGCACCCGCAGCCGCGCCCGGCGCGCCGCAAGAGGGCTGGCAGGGCAGCGTCAGCATGTCGGGTACGCCGGGGGGCAATATGGACCCGCGTATGCGCGTCTCGGCGCCCACGCTCGGCCACAACGGGGGGCCGGCGTTGCCGCCCGTGCCGCAAATGCCGCCCGGCTTCGATCAGGCAATGGCGCTCGTCGCGGACTTCCAGCAAGGGCTCCAGCGCCGTCAGATGTACGACAAGATCGGCAAAACGCTGGAGATCCTGTTTGCGACGGCGCTGGCGAACCAGCAGCCGATCGACTTCAAACGCGGCATGAAGGCCGTAGTGCGGCGCGCACTGACGACCGGCGTCGCCTATGTGGAACTCGGCTTCCAGCGCGAAATGGGGCCGCGCGCCGGGTTGACGGAGCAGTTGGCCGACGCCCGCGTGCGGCTTGACCACTTGAAATCCCTGTCGGAGGAAGTGGCCTCTGGCGAATACGACGAGGACAGCGCCGAAAAGGCGGAACTCGAATTGTCGATGGCGTCGCTTCAGGCCGAGCCCGAGATCGTGCTTCGCGAAGGTCTGATCATCGACTACCCAATGTCAACGAAAGTGATCCCCGACAAGCTGACCAAGCAACTGGATGGCTTCGTCGGTGCGCGGCACCTGACGATCGAATACGCCTACTCCGTCGAAGAGGTCGAAGAAATTTTCGGCGTGGACATGGAAGACGGCTACACGTCTTACGAAACGGACGACGCCACGTCGCGGGACGCCGGCGCAAACACCGTTCACGACGACAACTACATTCCGACCACCAGCGACAAGAAGGGCGGCATGGTCTGCGTGTGGAAGCACTACGACAAGCCGACCGGCCTCGTCTACTACGTGGCAGACGGCTACAAGGGCTTCCTGCGGCCGCCCGCGGCCCCCGACGTCTTTGTGGAGAACTTCTGGCCGGTCTACGCGCTGACGTTCAACGCGACCGAAAACGAGCACGAGGTCTTCCCGCCGTCCGACGTGTCTTTGCTGATGGACATGCAGAAGGAATACAACCGTTCGCGCCAAGGGCTCCGGGAGCACCGGGAAGCGGCCCGCCCGCGGTGGGTGGCCGCCAACGGCGCCTTTGACAGCGAAGAGGACCCGCTGCGCCTGAAGACGATGAAGCCCTTCGAACTGGCCATGCTCGGCATGGCTCCGGGCACGAAGATCAGCGACATTCTGCAAGTCATCCCCGTGCCGGGCGTCGACCCGAACCTTTATGAGACGGGGCCGATCTTCACCGACACGCAGCTTGTCGTCGGCGCGCAGGAAGCGCAGTTCGGCGGCGTGAGCAAGGCCACCGCCACGGAAGCGGCGATCGCGTCCAACTCCAGCACTTCGGCCGACGCGTCTTCGATTGACGATTTGGACGCGTTCCTGTCGGCGATTGCGCGGGCGGGCGGCCAGATCATGCAGCGCGAGATGTCCGAAGAGATCGTAAAGCAGATCGTCGGACCCGGCGCGGTGTGGCCGCAGATGACCTTGGCCGAGATCGCGGGCGAAATTCATCTTGAGGTCGCGGCCGGATCCACCGGCAAACCGAACCAAGCCGTCGAGATCGCCAATATGGAGAAGCTGCTTCCGCTTCTGATCCAGATGCCTTCGATCAACCAAGAGGAACTAGCGCGCGAAGTTCTGCGTCGTCTGGACGACCGGATGGACCTGACGAAGATGATAGTGGCCAACGCGCCGTCCATCGTCTCGCAGAACCAGAACGCGCAGCCCTCGCCCGCCAATCCCGGCAACAATCCGGCCATGCAGGGCGCGCACGGGGCGAACAACGCGCCAGCGGCGCCGGGCGGTCCGGGCGGCAGTTCCCCCGCCTTCGGAAGCAACCAAACTTAGCGTGTCTGCTAAGTATGACTTGACTTGCGACAAATCAGACAATCAGGTATAACCGACGCACTGAATAGGAGCCCTAGATGGCTGTCACCGACGATAACGACCTGGATATGGCCTCGTCAGCCGTGTCCGACCTGGACGCGCAGGAGCAGTCGGCCGAAGCCGCCGCTCCCGCAGACGCGACTTCGTCCAACGCGACCGGCGAAAACGCCGTCAAGGATACGCTTTCGATCGTTCGTGACGTTGTTGCGGACAAAAGCGGCCAAGACGGATCGGCCCCGCCCGCCGAAGCGGAAGTCGGCCAAGCCGACGTTCAAGGCAAGGCGAAGGAACCGGACGAGGAAAACTTCTCGGACGTCCCCTTCAACAAGCATCCGCGCTTTCAACAACTGCTACGGCAGGCCAAGGCCAACAAGGCCGACGCCGAGCGGTATCAGAATGTCCAGACGTTCATCGACAACCACGGCCTGAGTGCCGAGGAAGCCGCTGACATGCTGGTGATCGGCGGTCTGATGAAGACCAACCCCGCCGAAGCGTGGAAACGTGCCAAGCCCATTGTCCAGCAGCTTCTTATCGCTGCCGGGGAAGTGCTTCCCGAAGACCTCAAAGGCCGCGTCCAAAAAGGCGAAATGAGCGCCGACGCAGCACTTGAAGTCAGCCGAGCCCGCGCGGGCGTGCAGTCTGTCGAAGCGACGCGCTCTTTCGAGCAGCAACGCTACGCGCAGCAGCAAGCGCAGCAGGCAGCGACGGCCGTCGTGTCGGCCGCCGAAACTTGGGAAGCGGAGCGTCGCCGTAAGGACCCGAATTTCGAAACGAAGTTGCAGCCGCTTATGAAAGAGGTCGCGTACCTCCAGATGAGCGAAGGCAAGCCGAACACGCCGGAAGGCGTGAAGGCGCAGTTGGACCGGGCGTACAAAGCCCTGATCCCGCCGCCCGCCCCTCGGCAAACCGTCGCGTCTGTGAGGCCAACGCCTCCTCCTGTCACTGGTGGCCAGGTCGCTGGAAACACTGCCCCGAAGCCTCAATCGACGATTGACATTATCCGTCAACGCGTGAGCCGGGGCTGACATAAGGAATAGGCAAGATGCCGTTCACCGCTGACGAACTCTCCGACATCAACGTCGGTGTCCTCGAAACCTACATCGACAAAGGCAAGATCTGGAAGCAAAACGTCCAGAACAAGCCCCTCCTGAACGCCCTCAACGATGCGGCGGGCAAATTCACCACCGGCAAGGAATTTGTGTCCTACGGCGTGAAATCCGGTCAGGGCGGCGGCGCTCTGGCGGGCTTCAACGGCGACGACCAAGTGGCCTACTACAACCCGCTCGGCCTGAAGCGTGCGCGTGTCGCGTGGAAAGAACACCACATCGGCATGGTCGTGACGCAGACCGAACTCAAGTACGACGGCATCGACATCGTCGAAGAAAACTCCCGCGCCGACCAGCAGGACCGCCCGCAAAGCGACCGTGAAATGCAAGCGCTGGCCAACCTTCTGGACGAAAAGAACGACGCCCTCGGCGAAGACTACGCGTTCTCGCTGAACCGTCTTCTGTACGGCGACGGCACCACCGACGCCAAGGCCATCGCGGGCATCCGTTCGTGGATCCTTGACGCTCCGACCTTGGGTTCGTCGGGCGGCATCAGCCGCGTGGCAAACACCTGGTGGCGCAACCGGGCCGCTACCACGGCCAACGCCTCGGCAGGCGGCCAAGGCCCGATCACCGTGTCGAACTCCAATGGTGGCGCCCTGATCACCTTCATGGACAAGGAAAAGCGCCAGCGCGCTCGTTACGCCTCCGGCGCGACGAAGGTGCAGTATTTCGCCGGTTCCGACTTCATCGAAGGCTACAAGCAGGAACTCCGGGCGAACGGCTGGTACACCAACCAAGGCTGGCAGGGTTCGGTGAAGCCGGATGGCTTCATGGACGACCCGATGATCGGCGGCGTGCAGTTGCAATACGACCCGACGCTCGACGACCTCGGGTACAACAAGCGCTGCTACGCCATCGACATGGGCCGCGCCGGCCTCCGTCTGCTCTACGCGGACGGGATGCGGATGAAGCGCCACAACCCGGCCAGGCCGTATGACCGCTACGTCATGTACAACGGCATCACCATGACCGGCGTGCTGGTGGCGAAGCAGCTTAACACTTCGGGTGTCTACGACATCGCGTAACCCCTCGCCCGGCGCGCAAGCGCCGGGTTCAACCCTCTTTTGAACGAAGGAACGCGATATGCGTAACAAGAACCTCTTCGCCACGGCGTCCACCGCGCTCACCGCTGCGGTCGCCAACGCCGGCACTTTCACCGTCGCCTACCCGAGCGGCACCAGCCAGTTGTCGTTTACCTCGGGTCTGAACGCACCGACCGGCTCGTTCATGATCATCAACAACGTGGACCGCTGGACGGTCGCGGCGTCGCAGATGAGCATCACCTACGGCGCGTCGAACATCACCGTCACGAACAACACGGGCACCACCTTGGCCGCTGGCGCCTCGGTCTTGCTCCAGTTCGAACGGGTGGACGGCAACGACATCGTGACGTTGCCCTTCGCGGTGAACCTCGCGTCCATCACCACGGCGCAGGACATCGTCACGGGCTTCCGCCCCGGCATTGACGGCGTGATCGAGGACATCTCGTTCGTCGTGAACGTCCCCGTCACCACCGCGTCGAAGTTGGCCACGATCAGCCTGAAGATCAACTCCACCGCTGTGACGGGCGGGGCCATCGCTGCGACCTCGGCCGCCGCCACGCCGATGGGCAAGGTTCTGCAAGGCACCGACATCACGGCGCTGTCGGCCATCGGTCGCGACGACACCCTGTCGATCGTCGCCACGGCCGTCACGGCGTTCTTGGAAGGCTCGGGCACGATCTTCGTCCGCATCCGCCGCAACGTCCCCGACGCTTGGTAATCCTGACGGCGGGGCTTCGGCCCCGCCTCACCCCCTTTCAACCTGACAAGGACTGACATGGAACTCGCAAACTGCTTCGTCGCGCTGGCTGGAGACAACGGCCACATTGTGCAGAAGTTCGGCGTGACCCCGTCTGAGGTCGCCGTTCTGCAACTGATCCACGGCGACGACGCCGTGTCGGAAATCGAGATTTTCGGCTCTGACACCCGCCGCAGCCGCGATGAACGCGACCGCCTCTGCCAAGTCTACGGCGTGAACAACGAGGGCCAGATCACCGCCCGCGCCGTCGACATGTTGTTTCCCGGTGCCGCCGCGCGGCTCTTCGAAACTTTTGAAGAACTGTCGCTGCCCGAGAGCGCGTACAAAGAGATCGTCACGCGCGTCAGCCCTGAGGACAAAGCGCCCAAGCGCACCCGCAAGAAGAGCGCCGGTGCGGATCCGGTCCCGGTGCAGGACACCGCGCCCGTCACTACCGCGTCCGACCCGGACGACGATTTCGAAGACATGCCCGGCGTCATGGGCTGAAGGTAGGGCTAGATGTCGCGCGGAACCACTCTCGCCAAGCTGTTGAACGACTTGCGCGCCGAGTGCCGCATTTCGCTCAACGTCGCGCACAATGCGCAGAACGAAGCGTCGCAGATCATCGCTCTGCAACGCAAGCAGGAGTGGTTCTGGCACGACTTTTCGTGGCCGCATCTCCGTGTCGAGCGTATCATCAGCCTGCAAGCGGGCCAGCGATACTACGACATGCCGTCTGACATCGACATTGACCGTGTCGAAAAGATCGAGATCAGGAATGCTGGCATTTATTTTCCGCTTCAGTGGGGCATCACGGCCGAACACTACGCGGTCTACGACAGCGAGCGAGACGTTCGCGGGGATCCGGCTCAACGCGTTCGCATCAGCGAAGGCGAGATGCTGGAGATTTGGCCGATACCGAAAACCAACGCCGACGCCACGACGCTGGAGGGCAACGTTAAAATCACGGGCATCCGAAAGCTGAACCCGCTTGTCGAGGAAAGCGATACCGCGGACATCGACGATCGGCTTCTCGTGATGCACTGCGCCGCCGAATACCTGGCGGCCACCGGCGCGAAGGACGCGCAAGTGAAGTTGGACCAAGCGTCAAACCTCTACCTGAAGCTGCGCGGCGCCCTTATGCCCCGCAAAACATATCGCCTGTTCAAGGACAACGACAAGGGCTCCATGCGGACGAACCGTCTCCCGATCGCCATCTACAAGGCTCCGTGATGGGCAGCATTTGGGTCAGGGAGTTTATCGGCGGGCTTGACACGCGGCGTCTGGACGAAGCGGCATCTGGCGGCGTTCTCGTCAAGGCCAACAATGGCCACATCACGCGCGGCGGGGAGTTTGAGCAGCGCGCGGCCTTCGTGCCGACCTATTCGCTTCCGGCGGGCACGGTCGGCATGTACCGCACCAAGGCCGGGCTCGTCGTGTTTGGCAGCGCCACCGCGCCGACGCTGCCGACCGGCGTGTCGTATCAGCGTCTTCAGCACTCCACGCCGGGGTTGACGCTCACCAGCATCTTGAGCGCAGCGCTCTATGCCGGCAAAATCTACGCCATAGGCGAGTTCTCGGACGGCTCGGTCCTGCATTTCTACGACGGCACGCAAGTCACGGACTGGTACGACGGCCGGGCTCGCTGCGCCGTCACGGTCACGGCGTGCCCCTCAGGTTCGCTCACCGCTTTGACGGTGAACGGCGTGTCCGTCATCTCGGGTGCCGTGACGGGGCCGACGACGCCGGAAGGCATGGCTTCGGCCATCGCCACCGCCATCACGTCCTACAGTTCCGCGCCCGAATACACGGCGGTGGCTAACGGCAACGTCGTGAACATCGTCGCGTCCACTTCCGGCACGGGGCCGAACGGTTTTGCCGTTGCGCTCACCGTCTCGGGCGGTTTGGTGCTGGATACCTACCTGACCGCGCTGTCGGGCGGCGGGACGTTCGGCGGGACCGTCGCGACCGGGTCGTTCCAGATCACCGCAGGCGCGGGCGGCGACACGATTTCGCCCGCCGTAAACGGCGTGGCGCTCTGCGGTGCCGTGGCTTGGGCCGGGTCCGCTACCGCCACCGCCACCGCCGTCGCCGCCGCGATCAACGCCGCCACGACGATACCCGACTATACAGCGACGTCCAACGCCGGGACGGTGACAGTGGCCACCGCTACGCACACGGCGGCGGTGAATGGCCTTCCCATCACGCTCACCATTGTGGGCAGCATGTCGGTTCTGACGGGCGGCGCGCAGGCCACGGCGTCCTTCGTCCTTGCCAGCGCCACGCTCGGCTCTTCGACGCTCTTGGTGCGTGCAGCGGGCATCGACCTCGTCTCCGCGCCGGTGGCGATGACGGGTTCTCTGGCCGCCAGCGCCGCCGCCATCGTGTCCGCGATCAACTCCTACACGTCGTCGCCGGATTACACGGCCAGCCTCTCCAGCGTCACGGTGGGCGCCACGACGACCCACACGATCACGATCACGTCAGTCAGCCAGACCAGCAGCGTGAACGGCGGCGCGCTGACCTTCGTTACCACGGGCACTGTCAGCGTCACGGGCGCCACGACCTTGTCGGGCGGCGTCACGCCCTACACGACGATGGTGGCCGTGTCGGGCGGTTCGGTGGACGACGCCTTCACCCCCGGCAACTTCGTCTCGACGATCGGCACGAAGCTGTATTCCGTCGCGGGGCCGATCTTGCACTTCTCTGGTGTCGCCGCCCCGACGCAGTGGACGACCGACGCTGTTGGCGCGGGCTTCATCGACATGTCTTCGCAGACGTCCGAGATGGAAGCGCTCGTCGCGGTGGCCCGCTATCAAGGCTACGCGGCGGTGTTCGCCGAGCGCGTCGTTGACATTCGCTTCGTCGACCCGGACCCGACGCTTAACCGCCAGATCCAAGTCCTTGAAAACACAGGGACCGCTTCGCCGCGCTCCATCACGCAGTTCGGCGACACCGACCTGTTCTACCTCGCCGAGAGCGGCCTCCGGTCCCTGCGGGCGCGCGACGCGTCAAACGCGGCTTCTACGACCGACATCGGCGTTCCGGTGGACGACATCGTCGTGGCGAAACTGCAATCGCTGACCGAGGACGAACGCGCCCAAGTCATCGGCCTGATCGAGCCCGTAAGTGGCCGGTTTTGGCTGATCATGAAGGACCAGATTTTCGTTTTTTCGTTCTTCACGGGGGCCAAAGTGTCGGCGTGGAGCACCTACGACACAACCTATATCAGCGGCTCCAGCACCGTGCCGTTCAACGTGACCGAGGCCATTGCGCACAATCGGCGGGTGTATCTGCGGTCTGGCGACACGATCTTCTGCTACGGCGGCAACGGGACGTCCGAGGTCCACGACGCCACGGTGGCCGAACTCTGGCTGCCCTACATGGACGCGGGTTCGCCGTCGCAGGGCAAAATGTTCCAAGCTATCGACGCCGCTTTGCGCGGTCTTTGGGTCGTCTCCGGGGCGATGGACCCGAACGACCCGACTGCGGAAGACACGATCGCGACGCTGGACGAAACGACCTATAGCGTGGCCGGATCCGTGCCCTTCCAGCACCACTCCACGCACATGTCTCTGCGTTTCCGGTCGCGGGACGTGGGGCCGCACAAGTTGGCGTCCTGCATCATCCACTATGACAGCGACGACAATGCGGATTGATCGCGCAACGCGCGATGAGGTCCACCACGTCGCGCTCAACATGCGGGACCGCGATTACGCAGAGTTCTCGGCCACGTCCGACTGCCGGAACCGCGAAGAACTGGCCGACTTGCTGGCCGATCGGTTCGGCGGCCGAGACGACGTTCTGTGCGGGGCGCTTGGCGACGAGCCGATATGTATCGGCGGAACTATCGAAGCGTGGCCTAACGTCCTGACGCTCTTGTTCTTCGCCACGCCGCAGTTCCCGAAGATCGGCCTTCCGATCACCAGGTTCATTCGAGATCGGCTCTTCCCGCAGTTTGACCAAGTCGGGGTTCACCGGATCCAAGCGGTGTCTCTGGCCGGGTACGACGACGTTCACGAATGGCTGCGCGTGCTCGGGATGGAGCCGGAAACCGGGCGCCTGCACGGATACGGCAAGCGCGGCGAAGACTTCATCCAATTCGCGAGGCTGCGCAATGTTCGTTCGTCTTGGGATTGACGCCGACGAGGACGCCATTGTCGAAATGGCGCGGCTGAACTGCGCGCTCTCGACGCCGCATTTGGAGTTCGCCCCGGAGAAGGTGCGCGACGCTTACCGGGACTATTTGGCGACGTGCTCCACGACGTTCTTCGTCGTGGACAGAGACGGCGAAGTGGTGGCCTTTCTGATGGCCGGAATATACGAATACCGACACGCGTATGGACTTTTCGTCGCGCAAGAGGTAATCTTCGTCAGACCCGAATATCGTGGCTCTCGGGCAGCCGCACTTTTGATGAAACACTTGGTGGAGTGGGCCAAAGGGCTCGGCGCCAAGGAAATCACAGGCGGGAACGACAACGCGTTCCAGTCTGACCGCACGGCGAAATTCCTGATCAAGTTTGGATTTCAGCCGGTCGGTTTCTTCATGAGGCGGAATTTGACCGATGAGTAAAAAAGACGGCGGTGCGGGCAAAGAGGCCAAGGCGGCGCGTGCCGATGAATTGGCTCGGCAAGACCGCATCCGCGCCGGGACAGACCGGATCAATGGGATTTTCGACACGCAGACGGGCGGCGATTTTCTAAATCGGCGTCGCGACGCGTATATGAACTACGCGACGCCGCAGCTTGACGACCAGTACGGCAAGGCGACGCGCGATCTGACGTTCTCGCTGGCGCGGAACGGCAATCTGGACAGTTCCGCGCGCGGCCAGCAGGCCGGGGAGTTGCAGAAGCGCTACGACCTGAACCGCCAGAACATCGCCGATCAAGCGGTGGCCAGCGCCACGGATGCGGCCACGTCCGCAGAAGACGCAAGGTCAAGTTTGATCAGCACGCTCAATTCGACCGGCGATGCGCAGCAGGCGACGAACTCGGCGCTCGGCCGGGCGACGGCCCTGTCGCGACCGGCCGCGTTCAACCCGCTGTCGAACATGTTTGCCGACCTGACCAGCGCCTACAACACGCAGCAACAGGTGGCCAACTTCAAGAAATACTCGGGCGTCGCGACGAACTTCGCGCCGACGACCGGCGCTGTCGTGGTGAGTAGGTAGATCATGTGTGACCCGTTAACCATTGCAGGACTGGCTCTCTCCGCGGGATCCGCTGCGGCGAACTCGGCTGCGGAAAGCCGCGTCGCCCACGCGCGCACGGCCGCGCTGTCCACCGAACGCGCCCGCCAGAACGGCCTCGACCAGCAGGCCGAAGCCATCAACACGCAGTCGCAAGATCGGTTCAAGAACCTCGATCAGCAGACGGCCGACAAGGGCGCGCAGCTTGGCGACTATTTCGCCAGCCAAAGCACGCCAATGCCGACCGCCGCCGAGGCGCTGCCCTCTGCCGGGGGTTCGAACATCACCGTGCAAGAGGAAGACAAGCAGCGAGCCAAAGCTGCGGCCATGACCGGCGCGACCGGGCACGCGCTCGGCGAGTTGCGGTCGTTCGGCGATGTGCTCGGCGGCTTGAGCCGTCAGCAAGCGCAGGACGCAAGCGCAGTCGGCCAGATCGGCGGGTTCAAGACCGGCTCTTCGAACGTCCTGCCCTACGAACTCGACGCCGCGAACGCCAAGGGCAACGGCCTGAAGATGCTCGGCGACATTCTCGGGGGCCTCGGCAGCGTGGCGACCTCGGCCGGGCTTACGGGCGGAACGCTGTTCGGCATGGGCGCCCCCAAAGCCGCGTCCCTTGGCGGGGCGGCGGTGCGCGGCGCTACGGGATCGGCCATCCGCCTCCCTAACCTCTACACTCCGGGGCATCTGTAATGGGTATCACCACGAACCGCATGTACAACGACCCGTCTCTCGGCGCGGCCTTCGGGAACCTGGCGCAAGCCTTCATGCCGCCCTCGAGCAGCGATTTGGCCGGGTACGCCACGGCCGGCGCGACGCGCGAACAAGCCGCGCGGCTGGCGTGGCTGTTCAACAACCCGCTTGACCCGACCGCCTCTGAGCGGTCGTCGCTGACCGGCGTCCAAGGCTTCGGCCAGACCCCGGACGGCTTCGGTATGACGGACGCCACCAATCGGCGCGGGCAGGACGTGAGCGCGAAAAGCGCGCTGGACGTGGCGGGCGTAAACAACGCCGGGGCGATGGCGCGGCAGTACGTGAGCGCGAAAAGCGCGCTGGACGTGGCGGGCGTAAACAACGCCACCAATCGGCGCGGGCAGGACGTGAGCGCGAAAAGCGCGCTGGACGTGGCGGGCGTAAACAACGCCGGGGCGATGGCGCGGCAGCTTGCGGAGCCCGTTAAGGTGGGGCAAGGCGAAACCGCGTTCCTGCCCGATCAGACGGCCACCGCAACCGGCCTTCCGGGCATGTTCACGGGCGCCGTGAACGTTGGCCAAGGGGACACGACGTATCTCCCGAACGGGCAGAAACTCGACGGGGCGAAGAAACCCCTGACGGAAGAGGAAATGAAGGGCGCGATCTTGGGCGGTTTGCCCGCCGCCGATCAACGCAATTCGGTCATGGGCAGCGTTCCGGTGGAGACGATCGTTCGCGACGGCAAGCCAGTCGTCGTATCGCGCCCGGATGCAGTAGGCCAGCAGCCCGCAGCGGCTGGCGCCCCCGTGCAGGTCGTCGGGCCGGGCGGCACGCCCATACTGATGGACCCTGCCGCTGCGGCGGCTATGGGCGCCACGCCCTACGACCCCAAAGCGGGGGCGGTGGACGTCAAGAACTACGTCACGAAGGACGGTCGGACTGGCTCGGTGGCCATCGCGCAGGACGGTACGATGCGGGACGCCATGACGGGCGACGCGCTGCCCGAAGGCACGCGCACGTTCACCGGGTCCTTGACGGGGAGCGCGCAGGACACGGGCCTCGGCGGCAAGTCCACGGAGGCCAGCGATAAGGCCGGAATTTTCTACAGCCGCGCCGCGCCGGCAAGCGCGAATTTGGACGCCGCGATCAAGAGCGGGTACACCCCGACCGATGCGGACTACGAAGGTTTGCTTGGCGCTCTGAGCGGGCTGCCGAACGCCGCGACGCGGCATCTGGTGTCCGACGCGGGGCGCGCATTCTATGGCAACGCGCAGAACTTCATGATGGCCATCTTGCGCCCCGACACCGGGGCCGCGTTCGGCAAGGAAGAGTTCCAGACCTACGCCCGCGTGTTTATCCCGATGCCGGGCGACGATCAGCAGACCTTGCAGAACAAATCTGTCGCGCGGGCCACCGCTTTGTCCGCGCTGCAAGGCACATCGCGGGGTTCGGCCGAGGCCATCGCCGCCATCATGCAGCAGAACGGGCTGCCGATCCCGCCCGAAATGCAGGCCGTCATGGCGCGCAACGCGGCGAACGGCGGCGCACAGCCCGACGCTTCGGCAGGCCCGGCAGGCAACCTCAACGCGCCAGCGCCGGGCCAATTCCCGACGCCGCCCCAAGGGGCAATCAACATGCTGAAGGGCGACCCGAACTTGGCCGCCGCTTTTGACCAGAAATACGGCGCGGGCGCCGCCGCTGCGGTCTTGGGGGGCAACTGATGGGGAACCCGTTCGACCAGTTCGACCAACAGGGCGGAAACCCGTTCGACCAGTTCGACAATGCGCCGAGCGCTGCCGACCCGCTCGGCATCACGCAGAAGGAGCAGCCGAACGTTTGGGCCGACATGGGTCTGAGCGGTCTGAGTGGTGTCGCGCGCGGCGCGCTGTCCGGTATTCTGACGGCCGCGCTGACGCCGGGGGACGTCCCGATCTTTTCGGAAGAACAGTCGCGCGGCATGTACGACGCCGGCAACCAGATGATGAACGACAATCTCTACGCGCCCAAGACGATGCCCGGCAAGTTCGCCGAGACGGCCGGCACGCTGGTGCCTTTTGCGGCCATGCCGAGCGCTGCCGTGCGCAACGCGCCGACCGCTCTGCGCGCGGCGGGGGAGTACGGGTCCGAACTGCTCGGCAACGTCATCGCGCCCGCCGTTGTGTCCGAAGGCGCCGGCCAGACGGTGCAGGCGCTCGGCGGCGGCCCGAACTACGAAATGGCTGCGCGGATATTGGGCCTGGTGGGCGGGAACCTCGGCGTGGCCGGGGCGCGCGCCAGCGTGGCCCCCGAGAACGTATTGCGCCGCGCTGCGGGCGACGTGTCGGAAGCCGACTGGCAGCGCGCGATTGACTTGCAGAACAACACCACGGGCGTCAAGCTGACCGGGCCTGAAGCCTTGACGCAAGCCAAGGGCGGCGCGTCGGGGCTTCCCGCCGTGCAACGCGTCGTGGAAGGTTCGATCGACGGCCAAACCAAAATGGCCCCGTTCTTCGCGCAACGGCCCGAGCAACTGAAGACCGCGACGAACAACTGGCTGGACACGATCGCCCCGCAGAGTGACGCTCCGTCCACACTCGGGCCGCGCGTGGCGCAAGCCGCAGACGCCGCGCTGAAGGCAGGGCCAGAAGGCCAAGCGCTTCAGGACGCGATTTTTGGTGCTGGCCCCCGCCTGACGGACATGCAGGCCGGGGAAATCCTCCAACCCGCGCTGAAGGGCGTCTACGACCGCCGCGAGGGTATGCGCAACGCGCTGGCCGACCAAGGTTTCGAGGCCGCGCGCCAGTCGCCGCCCACGGTAGAAGTGGCGGGCCTCCCCGCGCTATCCACGACCACGAACCCGGCCTACACCAGCATCGAGGCGCGCACGATGGGCAGCCCCGAGCACGTCATGGTGCCGAAAGACGTTCCGGCGAAGACCGAAATGCCGAGCCTGACCAGCCGCACCGGGCCTGAGAAGATCCAAGTGGACGCGCGCCCCGTCGTGCAGTTCATCGACGACACGATGACGACCGCGCGGGGCAACACGCAGGCGGCGCTCCGGCGCGTTCGCGACACGATGCACGTCAATGGCGGCGTCGACACCAGCGTCGGCGGTCTGGACGGTGCGCGCGGCGCTATTCAAGCCGAGATCGCTGCGGCCAAAGACGCCGGGGACTTGGCCACCGTTACCGCGCTTGAGCGGACCCGCGACCAACTGGACGCGGCACTTCAAACCGTGCCCGGTTACAAATCGGCGGTTGACACGTTCAAGGCCGCCAGCGCCCCGCTGGAGCCGTTCAACAGCCCCGGCATGGGGAAGGCCATCGCCCGCGATCAGTTCAACACCAAGTTCACCACGGCGCCCGAGGACGTCCCCGGCGCGCTGCGGACGCCGAGCGACGCCAAGGCGTTTGGCTCTGTCGCGCCGCCCGACGCCCGCGTGGCGATGGAGAACTCGCTTGCGACGCACTTGATGGACAAGGCGACGAACGCGGATGGCACGGTGAACGCCGACGCTTTGGCCCGCGCCATGCGGGACAGCGCCGATTTGCTGGCGCAGTTCCCCGCCGTGGCCGATCGCCTCAATACCGTCGTCTCTGCCTCGGGCAAGGCCGCCGCAGCGCGTGTCGGCCCGCTGGCAGACGTTGCCGCAGCGAAAGACACTATCACGGCGGGCAACGCTCTGCTCGGCCCCCGCGCGCACGTCGGTTCTGAGACGGAGATCGGCGACGCGCTGACCCGCCTTGTCCTGCAGGACCCCGAAGCGACGAAGGGTCTTGTGCGGCAGAACTTCGCTGACCGCTTCAATCACGCGGCCACCGAAACGCAGACTGGTGACAGTTCGCGCGCGGGGACCAAGTTCCACCAAGACCTGACGGGCAACCCGCAGCGCAAGGCCACCTTGGACGCGGCGCTGGCCGCTATCGGGGCTCCAGTGGACGTCGCGAATAATATGCTGGACGTCTTCCAAGCCACGGGCCGCCGCTTGCCGATCGGCAGCGCGACCGAGTTCAACCGCTCGATCAACGCCGACATGGGTATTCGCTCGGCGCCGGGGCGCGCGGTGGACTTGCTGAAGACGGCGGGCACCAGCTTCTTCGCCAACGCGTCGGACGCCGTAAAGCGCGCCGCCCTGCGTCACAGCCTCGGCACTCTGTCCGACATGTTCACGCACCCGCAGGCAGTCGAACTCATGCGGGCGGCGATTGAGCGCGGCGCACCGACTGTCGTGCCGGAAGCGCTCTTGCGCTCCGTGTTCCAGGCTCCCGCGGAGGCCAACCGATGAGCGACGCGCTCAAGAAAATGTTCATCGTGCCGTGGGCCGATCTTTCCGGCCTTGTGCAACCGGGCAACTTGGACCTGAACCAACGTCCGGTTGCAGCGATGAATGACGGTTCTTACGGGACCGTCTATAGCACGTCATTCGGCGGCGATCAGGGCGAAACTCTGGTTCCGCAGATCGCCCCGAATGGCGTCATTCTCACGCCGCAACAGGCGCTCGGGCGCTTCCAGCGTACCGGGGAAAATCTCGGGACGTTCACAGACCCTGCGGCGGCCGACGCATACGGCCAAACGCTTCACGAACAACAGGCGCAGCAATACGGGATGCGGCGGCCCACGGCGACGGGATACCCCTCGCTGGCCGACCTCTTTATGGCGGGGGCGACACGCTGATGGCGAACTACGGCAACGAGCAAATCTTCGGCAACCCGCTGGCCCCCGGTTGGGAGGACCAGAACCTCGTCACGATCAAGGCCCCGAACGGCCAACTGTGGCGCGTCAACCGTGCCGCCGCCGAGGCGTTTCAGGGCTTGATGACGGACTTGACCGCCGAGGGCTACAATCCGATGTCCAGCGGCGGCTTCAACTACCGCGACATCAGGGGCAGCGACAGACTGTCGCAGCACGCTTACGGCAACGCCATCGACATCAACGCGGCGGCCAACGCGATGGGCGGCCACGCCACGGACATGCCGGCGAACATCGGCGATCTGGCGGCGAAGCACGGTCTGGAGTGGGGCGGCAACTGGAAATCTCGCCCGGACCCGATGCACTTCGAGTGGACAGGGCCGCAGCACGGCCTCGGCCCGGCAGGTATGCCGATCACCGATCCGAGTGCCCCGTTGGGCACTTCCAACGGCGTCCACGGCCCCGCTGGCGGCCCCGCGCCGACCGGGCTGGCTGGAATGTTTGCGGGCGGGCAAATGCCCGCCGCGCAGGGCGGCGACGTTATGGGCCAGATCGCCAGCCAGTTCTTGCAGAACCACCAACTGCGTCAACAGCAGCAAGAACAGGCCAATGCCGCTGAACAACAGCGCCGCGCGGCCCTATTTGGGGGCGGCGGGCTCGGGGCGATGTACGGCTGAGTGCCCAAAATAGTGCCCAACGCTCTGTATGATTGGCGCGTTGGGCGGTGTCTGTTTTGCGCTAAGTGCTTGGTTCGGAAGGGAGAAAAATGGTGCTGCAAGAGAGGATTGAACTCTCGACCTCTCCCTTACCAAGACACTCTGCGCGGCTTTGTAGGATGCTGTCTGATAAGGCTTTTCTCTGATTTTGCTGCGTTTCTCCAGTTCAGTGTAGGGCGATGTCGGTCGGTGTAGGTCGTGTATGACGCCCTTTTGGGGCACTTGCGCTCAGGAAAGCGCTCCGTTCGACACCATGTTCACCGCCGCCCGGAGATCGTCCGGGCAGTGCTTCGCGTAGACCTTCTCGACCATCGCCAGCGTGTTGCCGAGGACCTTGGCGATGATCCAGAGCGGAACCCCGCGCCGAGCCATGTGGGTAGCTGCCGTATGGCGCAAAGTGTGCGGAGATATGCCAGTTGCCTTCGGCTTCTCCAGCCGTGTGTTCTTGGGCTTCACGCCCCCAAGCCCGGCTTCGATCGCGATAAGCTGGATCGTCGTCCAGATAGACGCCTTATTGTCCAACACCAGATTGCTCTCCCGCTCGTCAATCGCCCGCTTCAGCACGGGCAACAGGTCCGACGAGATCGGCACGCTGGCCCGCCGCTTCTTGGTCTTCTCGCGCCCCGGAACGTCAAGATGTATGACGTTGGTTTCAAAGTCCACCCGGTCCCACGTCAAATCCAACAAAGCCGACATGCGACCAGCGGTGGCCAATGCCAGCCACAAAAACCGTTCGCCGCGCGACAGACGATCGCCGCGACGCAGGCGCGCAGCGGCGGCCAACATCGACTGCATCTCCGTCGTGGTCAGCCAGCGGTCGCGGGGCTCTCCTGCGGACGGCAGCTTCACTTTTTCGACCGCGCTGGCCGGGAACATCTTCTGCGTCGCGCAGAAATTCAGACAAGCGAAGAGCGCGCACAACTCGCGGCGCACAGTCGGCTCTTTGACCTTGCGCCCGAGGCGCCCGGAGGTCCGTTTGTCGGTATAGTCGTCTACGGCGTCTTGGGCCACTTGCGGCACGAGCATCGCACCGAAATGCGGCTCTAGCGCCTTCCAAGCGAAGGCCAGCGTGGCTGTCGACGCGACGTTCTTCTGAACGTGCTTGGCGTCGTAGACGGTCCAGCAGTCCCTCACGGTGTAGACCGCTTCGCCTTGCGATTTGTCGTTGCGGATGAGCAGCCAGTGCGCGAAACGCTCTTGAGCGACAGCACTGTCTGAAGTGCCCATGCTCTTGCGTTTGGATCGCCGCGCGTCACTCCAGAAGGCGTAGTAGGTGCCGTCAGCCGTGGCGCGCAGTTCCGGGATGGACATTTTATGCTCTCCAGATATTTCTCGATGTCGGCTTCGTCGATCAGAACCGGGCGACCTGGCACGTAAGCAAGACGGCCGCCGAGGCGAAGTCGTTTGATCTTGGACGTGCTGCAACGCAGCTTGGCAGCGGCCTCAGTCTCGGTCAGCAGCATCGTTGGCCGCTCGCTCGTTTTCCAGCAAATCGGCGACCCGAACGGCGGTCCCCATCGTCACCAGCCGGTTGACCCGCAGCCAAACTTTTCCCGGATCTGCGGGCGAAGCCTTCATTTCGAATGACGGATTGTCTGCCATGATCGCGTTTTCCGTATGGTTTGGCAGCAGTTCAAGTTCAGACACACCCAAAGCGGTGGCCAACTTCTTCAGACTGACCGGACCCGGCAGCGACTTGCCCCGGACGTAGGTCGACACGGCGTCCCGCGCCAAGCCAGAAGCCCGCGCTAGATCGCTTTGGCTCCACTCTTTTCTGCGCATCAGTTCGTAAACCCTTGCGCCGAACTGTTGTTTCGTCAGATGCTCCGGGACGTAACCCCCGGAGCCCGGCCCCTCGGGCATGTGGGTTCTCACGTTACGTGTCATTGTGTTTCTCCTGTTCTCGGTTTCCGTGAGTAGCATGTAACACACCCTGTCAGGTCGTGCAAGGACGATTTGTCCGAAATATGTCGGCTGTAGGTTATTGACGGGGGACAAATTGTCTGGCACAAGACAGACACGCAGTCTGAGGTAGATATGTTTGACGCAACTCGCTTTCTGATTGAAAACTTTGGTGACGCTGACGGCGTCGTCGGGTTGCTCGGCAAGCACTGCCCGAAAGTCCCGCCCCGAGATACTGCGCGTAAGTGGTTTGAGCGGGGTTCCGTGTCTTCGGACTGGTTCGCGCTCTTGCTGGTGTCCCTGGAGTTTGAGAGCGGCGCGCCGATCCGGCTGTCCGCATATTTGGAGGACGACAATGCAGAAGAAACCGACATCTTTGCTTGAGTTTGAGGTACGCTCCTATTGGCGCGCGGGGGTCGAGTTGCGGGCCAAAATCCAAAACGGGGCGACCCTGATGGACTGCCTCGAACTCATGGACGATCTGGACCTGTTGGCCGAGATGACAGACAACGCCCGGCTCCGCAAGCTGGCGCAGACCGCAATGCTCACGGTCCCGCTGCCGCAACCGGCCGACGCGGCCGCCGTATGATCGAGATCGTCGTCCTTGGTCAGCCCGTGGCGAAAGGCCGCCCGCGGTTCTCCAAGGACGGCAACACCTACACGCCGGAAAAGACGCGAAACTTTGAGGCGGTTCTGAAATACGCAGCGGAGCAAGTGATGGGCGACCGCCCGCCGCTGGAGGGGCCGCTGGCCTTGGAAATGACTGTCGTGGTGCCGATCGCCGCCTCGTGGCCGAAGAAGCGCCAAGCCGACGCCCGCAGCGGCGTGCTGCTGCCGACGAAAAAGCCCGATTGGGATAATTTCGGCAAGGTCGTCGATGCCTGCAATCTGGTCGTGTGGGTGGACGACGGCCAGATCGTCGACGGAAGGGTCCGCAAAATCTACGGCGACAAGCCCGGCATGTGGATCCGGGTTTCGCCGATCATCACTGGAGGGATTTTTGAGTGACTGACGAGGAAGAGGCCGCAGCGTTTGCTGCCATTGTGAATGACCCGACGATCTGGCGCGATATGCCCGACATCAAAACGCAGATCGCCGACGAGGCCAAGCGTATCGTCTCCGGGGCGCGGCGCGCGGCCTACGGCAAGCCCGAGGACAACTTCGCCCGCATCGCGCGATTTTGGGACGCCTACTTCAAGAACACCGGGCGCAACATCGACATCACGGCGAAAGACGTGTCGCCCTTGATGCGGCTGATGAAGGAAGCGCGTCTTTGTGAGACGCCCGATCACGCCGACAGCTTCGTCGACATGGTGGGCTACACCCTCACGGGGGCCGAAGTTAACGGCGTCAAACTGCCTTGACTTTGTCCGATCTGTCTGATTTGACATACGACAGCACACGATGAACACGGCGAACACGGTTTCCAGGTAGGAATAAAAGTTGCTGACACCCTTCCCCACACAGATCAGCGGAGCGATCTTTCTGGCCAACAACCAGAACGCCCTACTGGCAGACGCCCCGCGCGTCGGGAAGACCGGGACGGCCATCATGGCCGCAGACTATAACCTCGAAGAAAACGTGCTCGTCGTCACCACCGCATCGGGCCGCCCGGTGTGGGGCCGAGCGTTCGGCCAGTGGTCCCCCTTCAAGCGCAAAGTCCAAGTGCTGACCGACGCCAAGCCCGTCACGGGCGAAGCGGTCATCGTTGGTTGGCCCGCGATGACCAATGCGGCGCTTCGGGTTGAATTGCTCAAGCGCAAGTGGGACCGGATCATTCTGGACGAAGCCCACAACGCCAAGAATTTTGACGCCAAGCGCACGCAGGCCGTCTACGGCGTGCCGATGGAGGATGGCGCCACGTTGGCCCTGTCTTCGTCGCTGATCAGCCGGGCGGCGGGGACGTGGGCGCTGACGGGCACGCCAATTCCGAACGCCCCGAACGACCTGTACCCGATGATGCGGGCGCTCTGCCCCGAACGGCTGGAGGCCGATGATACGCGCGGCTGGCCGAACGTCACCAAGTACCAGACGTTCCTCCACCGTTATTGCATCGTCAAAATGAAGAAGATTTCTAACTTCAATCGTATTCCGGTCGTGATCGGGGGGCGGAACCTGGATGAACTGCGCGAGCGCCTTGGTAGCTTCATGCTGCTGCGGACGCAACAAGACGTGGGCATCCGGGAACCCGTCTACGAGACGCTGCCCTTGGCCGTCACAGCGGCGATGCGGCGGCAGATCGAAAAGGACAGCGACGGCGAGGCCATCCTCGACGCCGCCGAAGCGGGCGACACGCGCAAGCTGGAGATGCACCTTGGGCCGCTGCGTCGCCTGACCGGCACGCTCAAGGCCGAGGCAGTCGCGGCTTTCGTCAAGGATGAGTTTGACGGCGGGCTTGACAAGGTCGTGCTGGCCTACTGGCACAAGGACGTCGGCGACGCGCTGCACGAAGCATTGGCCGCCTTTGGCGTCGTCGGCATCGACGGCTCCACGCCGGCCAGCGAGCGCGGGGCCGCGGAGCAACGCTTCCTGCACGACCCGAAATGCCGAGTGTTTCTCGGGCAGATCCAAGCGGCGGGCGAGGCCATCGACCTGTCCTCCGCTGCACTTCTGATCTTCGTTGAGATGTCGATGACGCCGAAGGACGGCGCGCAGATGTCCAAGAGGATCACGAACCACGGCCAGACGCGACAGCCGATCGTGCGCGTGGCCGTTCTGGAAGGCTCCATCGACGAGGCTGTCGGGGAGATTTTAACGCGGAAGATGTCCGCAATACGAGAGGTCTTGACCAGATGACACTGAAGATCGAAGTGACTGTCCCGCAGGAGGACATCTCCAGCGGCGGTGCGGCGGCCTACTTGGCGAACGCCATGTCGGCCATTGGGTTTTCGCGCGGCGTGACGCTGGCGCTGCCAGAAGCGCCCAAGCGCGAGACCGCGGCAGAGCGCCCGGCGCCCGCCCCGCAGCCCGAACCCACGCCCGTCACGGCACCCGAACCGGAAGCCTCCGAGGCGCCGAAGCGTGAGCGCGGCAAGCCCGCACCGGGCCGCGCGCGCCGCACCAAGGAAGAGATCGCCGAGGACGAAGCCGCCGACAAGGCCGCGCCGCCCGCAAACATCTCGACCGGCGAAGAGCGTGTCGACCCGAAGCACCCCGACGATGCCGAGACGGTCGAACAAGACGCCGCCGACGAGGCCGCCGAGGTTGAAGCGCACCGTGACCCGGTCAAGCCCCTGACCGTGGACGACGTGAAGGCCGTCATGGGCAAGTACGTCGCGAAGTTCGGGATGCCCGCCACGCAGGAAGACGGGCCGAAGATTTTCGTTGAAGCGCTCGGCGCCCCGCCCGAGGGCCAGCCGTCGTGGAAAGTGTCGCTGCTGGCGGGCGCTGATCAAGACACGTTGGCCAGGGTCGTCGACGTGTGGGGCAAGGCCGTCTCGGTCAACCCGCTGAAGCGCACCGTCGTGGGTGGCTGATATGGTCGCCCACGCCGAGAGGGAGCACGCCACTTGGAGTGCCAGTTCCACCGACCGGAACTGGAATTGCGGCGGTGCGTTGGCCCTGACGATGGACCTCCCCGAGACGACCAGCGAAGCGGCGGATTGGGGCACCGCCGCGCACCAGTTGTCCGAGCGCTGCTTACGCAACGGCAAGGACGCCGCCGAGTACATCGGCACGACGGAGAAGGGGAAGAAGCACTCCTTTGAGGTTGACGAAGAGATGGCCGACACCGCGCAGCGCTACATTGACTACGTGCGCGGCGTGGCAGGCTACGCAGGGGCGACGCTCCAGATCGAGCAGCGCTTTTCGCTGGCCAGTCTCAACCCGCCGTTTCAAGCCGGGGGCACGGCTGACGCGGTGATCTACACGCCATCCGTCAGACAGATCGAAGTCGTCGATCTGAAGGGCGGGCGCGGCGTCGTCGTGGAAGCCAAGGGCAACCCGCAACTGCGGACCTACGCCTTGGGCGCCATGCTGGCCAATGCGGGCCTGTTGGTCGAAACCGTCAAGGTGACGATCGTGCAGCCCCGCGCTGGCCACAAAGACGGTCGCATCCGGTCGGAAGTCTTCCACGTCGCCGATCTGGTGGAGTGGACTGCCGACTTGCTGGAGGCGATGCAGCGCAGCGCCCAAGCCCTCGCGGACCAAGAAAAAGCGCCGTTGGCGGCGTGGGCGGCAGTCCACCTGAAGGCCGGCGATCACTGCAAGTTCTGCAAGGCTGCGGGCTTCTGCCCGGCGCTGGAGCAGAAGGCGTTGGACGCGGCGGGTGTTTGGTTCGACGACATCAACCAGCCCCGCATCTCCAACGCGCCCGACACGCATTCCCCGGAGCGGCTGGCGCAGCTTCTCGACGCTGCGGACATGATCGGGGAGTGGATCAACGCGGTGCGTGCCCACGCTCACCGCGAGGCCGAGAACGGCGTCGCCATCCCGAACTACATCTTGGTCGAAAAGGAAGGCCGGGAGAAGTGGAACGAAGGGGCCGACGCCGAGGTTCTGGCGGCGGTCAAGGCGGCGGGGCTGGCCGAAACGGCCTACCTCAACCCCGGCAAACTGCGGACGCCCAAACAGGTGCGTGACGCTCTGAAGAAGGCCAAGGCCGACGCGGCGGTTGTTGCCGGTCTGTCCAGCACGCCCAAAACGGGCACCAATTTGGTGCGCGAAACCAAGACGACCCGCCCGGCAGTTGCGTCGGGCGTGGAGAAGCACTTCGATATTCTCAACTAAGGAGGCCCATCGTGGCACGAGGCGAAGACATCAAGACCCCGCTCGGGATCGTCAGCTACGCGGTTGATCTGTTCAAAGCGCGGGAGAACGACAGCGGCCAGGTGAAATACGGCTGCACGATCCTGTTCGCGAAGACGACCAGCATTGCCGCCCTTGAGGCCGCGGCGTTGGCCGTCGCCAAGGAAGAGTGGGGCGAGAAAGCGCTCCAGTGGATCAAGGACGGCATCATCAAGTCGCCCTTCCTAGACGGCGACGGCCCGCAGGGCATCAACAAGAAGTCGGGCGAACGCCATGCCGGTTACGCTGGCCACCGCTTCATCCGCGCGTCGTCGGGCTCGGACTACAAGCCGAAGGTGTTTGACGCCAAGCGCAATCCCGTCATGGACCTTGACGGCTGCACCAGCGGCTCTCAGGTCTACGCCGTGGTGAACCCCTTCACGTGGGAAAACCCGAAGAACGGCAAGGGCATCTCCTTCGGCATCTCTCTGGTTCAGGTGGCCAAGCTGGCGACGGGTTTTGACGTCTTGGGCGGCGGTGGCGGGCCCGACCCCGACAAATGGCTGGAGACGATCGCTGACGAGGGCGACGCGCCCGACGCTACCAAGGGCGGTGCCGGTGCGGGCGGCCTTTTTGGCTGAGATGTCTGATTAAGCGAACGGCAGCGGCCAACAAAGGCCGCTGCGCACCCCAACTTTCAGGAGGGCCGAATGGCCGGCAAGGGACACAACAGCGGCGACACTTACAGAGTGACCGCCGAAGAACTGCGGCAGTTCGTCGAGCGTCTGGAGGCGCTGGCGGCTGAGAAGAACGACATCGCAGAGCAGACCAAGGAAGTCATGGCCGAGGCCAAGGGCCGTGGTTACGACACCAAAGTGCTGCGCAAGATCCTCGCGGTTCGCAAGCGCAAGCCCGACGAAGTACACGAAGAAAACGCGATCCTGCAAGTCTACGGGCAGGCGCTCGGCATGGACGTGTTTGGCTGATGGACTGGCGCGGGGAACATTTCATCCGGGCGCCGAAACGGGCGGCGAGCGTTGAGCAGCCGCCCAAACCGGCCAAACCCGTGAAGCCGAAAGCCGAACCGAAACCGCGCGTCAATCCGGTGCGCAAATACGTGTGGGTGGGCGATGTCAAAAAATCTGGAAGATGAAATCCGCAAGGCCGCTACATCGGGCCGGTTGGACATTCTCTCCGTCATGAAATGCCCTTCGGGCTACCAGGGCAATTTCCGTAGCGTCGGCAAGAGCGGGTGGGGCGTGCAGATCGCGGCCGACCCGGTCGAAGCGCTGTTGCGTGCGCTGGACGTGGCGGCGGCCCCCGCCGCGCCCGACCCCAAGCAAGGGGACATCTTCGAATGACCGCGTATTACAACGAATACGACCCTAAAGCTGCCGCATGGCTGCGCGAACTGATCAAACAGGGCCACATCGCGCCCGGCGATGTGGACGAAAGGAGCATTGAAGGTGTCCGACCCGACGACCTCAGAGGCTACACGCAATGCCACTTCTTCGCCGGGATCGGTGTTTGGTCCTACGCCCTCAGACTTGCCGGATGGCCAGACGACCGACCCGTCTGGACCGGGTCTTGCCCTTGCCAGCCTTTCAGCGCGGCAGGCAAAGGAGCGGGGTTTGCTGACGAGCGGCACCTTTGGCCAGCGTTCCACTACCTCATCGGCCAGTGCCGCCCTCCAGTCGTTTTTGGGGAGCAGGTTGCAAGCAAGGACGGCCTCGGTTGGCTCGACCTTGTACAAGCTGACTTGGAAGGATCGGGCTACGCCAGCGCAGCGGTCGATCTCTGCGCTGCGGGCCTCGGCGCGCCCCACATCAGGCAAAGACTATGGTGGGTTGGAGAAAGGCTGGACAACTCCGCAAGCGCACGACGCGACGGGCCGTTCGGAGACACAGAAGGACTTGCACGGGACGAAGCACGGCTGCGCGTGCTTGGCACTGGACGCGAAGATGACGGGGTGGCCGACCCCAGTGACGCAGCAAGCCAACGGAACCCCGGAACGCTTTCTGGAACGAAAGCGGGAGAGCATGGCGCGGGGGTCTCAGTCAATGGGCGTGAGCTTATCCGACCTGAATATGCAGGTGCAAGCGTGGGTGCCGGACAGCCCCGCCCGGTTGACAGCTTCTGGTCAGATGCTGATTGGCTCTTCTGCCGGGATGGAAAGTGGAGGCCAGTTGAACCCCAGTCATTCCCGCTGGCTCATGGGGCTGCCGAGCGCGTGGGACGACTGCGCGGTTACGGCAATGCAATCGTTGCGCCCGTCGCGCAAGCCTTCATCGAAACCTATCTCGAAACCGACGCAATCCGACGTTTTCGGCTGACGGAAGCGTCTGACTTGGCGACCGACACGGGGATATTTGGATGAGTGTATGGGAGACAATCGGCAGATCCGACGAATGGTACACCCCAAAATATATTTTTGACGCTATGGGTTTCGTCTTCGATCTGGACGTGGCCAGCCCCCCAAGGGCCACGAACTGCCCTTGCCGGGCCTATTTGTCGGCAAGATCGCTGGAAACCGAGTGGCAGGGATTCGTTTGGATGAACCCTCCTTTCGGCGGCCGGAACGGGCTCGTGCCGTGGCTGGAGAAGTTCATGGCGCACGCAAACGGCGTCGCGCTCGTACCGGACCGAACAAGCGCCCCGTGGTTCCAGCACTTCGCCCCTATGGCCGACAGCATCTTGTTCGTCGCGCCAAAGGTGAAATTCGAACGGCCGGACGGTTCGACCGGGCAACAGCCCGGCAACGGAACGGCGTTGTTCGCCAAAGGTCTTCTAGGTCAGACGGCGCTTTGGCAAGCGCGCTCACTCGGCTGGCTGGCGCAATCCTTCGACGGGGGAGTTCTGTCGTGAAGAACATTGATCGCAGCCAATACGAAACCGCGTCCTGCGCGGGGAAGGTCGGCATGTCTTACGAGAACGCCGTCGCCGTCGTGCGGCGCAAAGATGGCCCCAAGCGCACGGCCTACCACTGCAAGCACTGCCGGCAATGGCACGTCGGCGGCGCGGGCGAGAAGTCCTTGAAGAACAGAGGCGGGAAGAAATGAACGCCCAGATATTCAAAGGAGACTGCTTAGAGGTGATGGCAACGCTGGAAGCCGGATCAGTTGACCTCGTGCTGTCCGATCTGCCCTACGGCACTACGCAAAACAAGTGGGACTCGGTTATTCCGTTTGCCCCGCTGTGGGCGCAGTACCGGCGCTTGTGTCGGGGCGCGGTCGTTCTGACTGCCACGCAGCCCTTCAGTAGCGCCTTAGTTATGAGCAACGCGAAGGGGTTCTCCTACGAGTGGACGTGGGTCAAAACGAAGATCACAGGCGTCTTAAACGCCAAGCGGATGCCCGTCAGGCAGCACGAACAGGTGCTTGTTTTTGGAGCGTCCGCAGGGCCGTACAATGCGCAGGGCGTCGAGCGGATCAACAAGACCCGGCACGACAAGGTTAAGCATAGCAGCGAAAATTACGGGACCCGCGGAGGCAAAGACTACATTCAGGAGTTCACAAATTGGCCGCGCGACGTGTTGAACATCGCCTCCGAGGGCTCAACCGTTCACCCCACGCAAAAGCCCGTCGCCCTGATGGAGTATCTGATAAGAACGTACACCAACGAAGGCGACACCGTTCTGGATAACTGCATGGGTAGCGGCACAACCGGCGTCGCTTGCCAGAACACCGGGCGCAAATTCATCGGCATTGAGCGCGATGACGTTTATTTTGAAGTCGCCAAAAAGCGGCTCGGGCTGTCCTACCTGATGGCTGACGAAGGAGTATTCGGATGAAGGTGTCAGTCGACTTCGAGACGCGCAGCCCGGTCGATCTGAAGACCTGCGGGGCCAGCGTCTACTTTGAGCATCCCGAGACAACTGTCCTGATGGCCGCCTATCGGATCGACGACGCGCCGATCCGGCTGTGGACCTACGACACGCCACGCCCGGATGACCTCTGCGCCGCAATCTCGGCAGGGGCCAGGATACACGCCCACAACGCCGCCTTTGAGGCCCTCGGCTTCGACCTTCTGGCCGATCGCTTCGGTTGGCCCCGCCCGCGTCTCGATCAGTTCGTCGACACCGCTGCCGCCGCTGCCGCCATGTCGCTCCCCCGGTCCCTTGGCGACCTCGGCGCGGCCCTCGGGCTGGACGTCCAGAAGGACAAAGACGGTATGCGGCTGATCCGCAAGTTCTCGATCCCGCGCAAGCCCAAGAAGGACGAGCCGCCCGGACTGTACTGGAACGAACCGGCCGATCACCCCGAGGACTGGAAACTATTCTGCGCTTACTGCGTCCGCGATGTGGAGACAGAAGAGGCCGCCGCCAAGCGCATGGTGCCCCTGTCCGATGCGGAACAAGCCGTGTGGGTGTTGGACCAGAAGATCAACCGGCGCGGCGTGCGGATCGACCGGGCCTCTGCCGTGGCGGCTATCCGGCTGGCCGACAAGTCCAAGGCGATGCTGGACCGCGAGATGCGGGCGGCCACCGGGGGCTTCGTGACGGCCTGTTCGCAGCCCGGCAAGCTGGTGGAGTGGGTGCAGATGCAGGGCGTAGAACTGACGTCCGCGGCCAAGGCCGAAATCGCCGATCTGTTGGACACCACTGATCTGCCCGGCCACGTCCGCGCCGCGCTCCTGATACGCCAGGAGGCCGCAAAGACCTCCGTGGCGAAGCTGGAGGCCATGCTGGACCGCGCCAGCGCTGACGGGAGGGTGAGAGGCACGTTCCTCTATCACGGCGCGTCTACGGGGCGCTGGAGCAGCACTGGCGTGAACTTCGCCAACATGCCCCGCCCGCGCCGTGAGTTCGACGAGGCGCACCCGCGCGCCGACGTGTTATTTAACACGTTCAAGACCGAGGACCCGGAGGCGCTGAAGGCGTTGTACGGCGAGACGCTTGGCCGTCCGCTGCACCTGATCAGCGACGCGATACGGGGCTTCGTTTGGGCCGGGCCGGGCAAGGAACTGGTGCAGGCCGACTACAGCGGCATCGAGGGCGCTGTCATCGCGTGGATGGCGGGCGAGGACTGGAAAGTCAAAGCGCTGCACGAGATCATCGCAGACCCGTCTTTGCCCGACATGTACCGGCGCACGGCGGCTGGCATCATGAACATGTCGACGGACGTGATCACGAAGAAACACCCGCTGCGGCAGTCGGTCGGCAAGGTTTCCGAATTGGCGTTAGGTTTCGGGGGTGGAGTGTCGGCCTTCTATTCGATGTCGCGGAACTACGGCGTGGACCTGCACGGCCTATACGAGCCCGTGTGGCAGGCCGCAGATGAAGAGCGGCGTGAGAAGGCGGTCAAGCGCTACGCCGCCAATCTGAAGCGCGGCAAGAGCCACACCGACGTGCTATCGCGGGAAGCGTGGATTGCGTGCGAGATCATCAAAGTGGGCTGGCGGGCCACCAACCCGGCCATCGCGAAGTCCTGGACTTTGAGCGAAGCCGCCGTGCGCGATGCCGTGGAGAACCCCGGCACCGTCACGTCTGCGGCGCGCTGCCAGTTCATCGTCCGACATGGGTTCCTGTGGCTGCGGCTGCCCTCTGGCCGCTGTTTGGCCTACGGGGCGCCGCGTCTGTCCGCGCAAGTGTGGGTCGAAGTGAAGATCGGGCCGAATGAGTGGTCCGACGCCGAAGTCATGGACCGGGAACAGGCCGAGCGGCTGGAGTTGAAGGGCGAGGTTCGGATCCAAGGCGACACGTCGCCGGGCATCTCAATCATGTCAGTGAACTCGACGACCAAGAAGTTCACCCGGTCGAAACTGTACGGCGGGCTGATTGCGGAGAACTGGACGCAGGCCACCGCCCGCGACTTGCTGGTAAACGGCATGTGGAAGGCCGAGCGCGCCGGCTACCCGATCATCGGCCACGTCTACGACGAAATCATCTCCGAAGTGCCGCGCGGCTTTGGTGACTTGGCCGAGTTTGAGAAGCTGATCTGCGAGTTGCCGGCATGGGCCGAGGGTATGCCGCTCACCGCGGGCGGGTGGCGCGGCAAGCGGTACAGGAAGGAGTAAAATTCAGTACGACACCATGAAATCAAACGATTGGTCCGATGCGGATCCACCGGAGCCGAAAGTCGTGACTACGAAAGTCGTAGTCGTCTTCGATGAGACAGTCACGAAGGCGGCTACCGTACCGTTGATCGTCGCGTTCACCCGGTAGGTCGCGTTCGGCGCAGCGTTGGTGAGAGTGACGGTATAGTTCCCGGTCGAGTTCTTGACCGTGGTGACGCCTTGGCCGGCCGTCAGCGCGCCGAGCGACGTCACGAAACCGGAAGCGCGTATCACTGGCGCCGACGCGTCCAGATACTTGCCTGCCGTCTGCGCTGCGATTTGCGCTTGGGTCGGGCGCGACGCCAACAAAACGGCAGCGTCAACAACTTTTCCCGACGTACCGGAAGCGAGGGCCGTCGCGTCAGCAAGATCGGCCGCAATCGTCGGGTTGCCCGAGATGCCGCCGCCGTTCGCGACTGTGATGCCCGTCCCGTTCGTTATGACACGCGTCGTGTAACTCGCCGCCCCCGCGCGAACCATCATCCCCGCGATGGCCATTGCGCCCAAAGCGTCGAGATCAGCGTCCCACGCTTGAACGTCCGTTCCGATCACCGCGCCGATCGCCGTGCGCGCGGCGGCCGCGTTCGCCGCAATGAAGACCGCGTCCCCTACCGTCGTTGAGCCAAGCGTGGAGCGCGCGGCTGCGGCGGTCGCTGCGATGAACAGCGCGTCGCCGACCGTCGTTGAGCCGAGCGCCGTGCGGCCCACCGCAGCGGTGGCCAGAGTAAAGAGCGTGGTGCCGAGCGCCGTGGCGCCCAAGTTCGTCCGCGCCGTGGACGCACTCGCCAGATCGGACAGGTTCGCAGCGATCGCCAGACGGCCCGCAGCCGCGTTGACAGCGGCGTTCGACGCGACCACGGCAGACGCGGCGGCGGCAGTGGCGGACGCGCTGGCCGAGGCCGCGTAGGCCGCCGTTCCAGTCAATGCCGCGCCCATATTGCCGACCGTATCGTCTGCCAGGCTGTCGATCGTAACCGAACCGTTCGCCAGCTTGCCGTCCGAGCGCCGCACGTCGGCCAAGGCCGTGATCGTCGCGGCCAAAGACGCCGCAATGGACGCGAAGTCGTTGTCCACTTGAGACGCAGGCAGAGGCTTCGCCGGATTGAGCGTCTGCCACCCCACGTAGGAATAGTTGGGGACATACGGGGTCGGGTTGGACATGGCGACGCTCCCTGCGCGGGTTTGCCTGACTATACCCTACAAACCATACACGCGCAACAAACCGTCTGACGTGTCTGATTTGTCGGTTGACAGTGTAACACACTTTGTAATACACCCCTGAAAACGGACCAACAAAGGGGGCCAGATGCCGACCAATCTGAAATCGCCGGCAAAGCCAAAACGCAAAAAGCCGCCGTCGAAAACGTCCAAACCGCTGTCTTTCCGGGTCGGTGTCGCGCTGCCCGCGCATCTGGACGAAGCGGCAAAACTGATCGGCGTGACACGAAACCGGCTCGTTGTGCTCGTTTTGCGGCACTATCTGTCGCTCTCGGAGGCAGATCGCCCCAACGTGTTGAAGGGGACGGTCGATGACCCTGACAGCATCTTCGCCTGAACGTTTCGACACACTGCGCGCGGAGAACCCGGATCTGGCGATGAACCTCTACGCAATGGAGCCTGGAGGTTCTGTGACGCTGGAGATCATCACGCCAGACACCAAAACCTACACATTCACGGCGCCGACCGCCGCAGCGGCCTTGGCGCTGGCCTTCCCCGAACCGACACGACCGACAATCGAAACCGACATTTTCGCATGAGGACCGACATGACAATGGCCAACCGCGTCCCGCCCAAGGACGCCCCCAACACCGCCCGCGACGTGCTCGGGGCGGGCTGGATAGACGCCAACCAACCCATTTTGCACTACCGACTATCGCTCTGGACGCAATACCGCCGCTGGCTCTGGAACGGGCTGCGGTCCGGCTCTTTCGCGGTGGTAGCGATGGGGTGTTTTGTTCTCGGCATGTATGCCGCTGTGATTATGGGGATGCTGAAATGACCGACACACCGAAATGGGCTTTGCGCCGCAGCCCGACCGTGCACTTTGAAGGGCCGTTCATCGGGCCTGATAAATGGAACCGCATAGCGGCTGTGCATGACGGCAACATGATTGTCTGGGATGATCTTGGGCATGT